TTATTCCAAACCAATGGTATCTAGTAACAGACTTTAGAGGAAACTATAAAATATCAAACGCTCCTACATCAACTGATGAATACCATGCAGGATTAAATGCACTTACCTATGATTCATCTGGTACACCTATACAGCTTTATTATGATGATGGACTTACCCCTATCGTCGATGGAGACCCAGAGGAAATTTACTTACTTGCTTCTTCTGAAAACACAATAAACCCTGTTGGGTATTCAAAAACATTTAATAAAGAAGAAATTACTTTCTTTCAAAATCCAACACCGATTACTACGAACCATGTAGCACAGACATTAGGAGAAGTAGTAGAACCATCAGGTTCAGGAGATGGAGGTGGTTCCTTGATTAACAACAGTACCTATCTAGGATTTATTCCTCTTGATGGAAGTAACATGCAGATTGTTGGTACAGTTATTGGTGCTACTGATGGATTCGAAGACCGAGTACGAGATGGAAGTTTCCAACTATACGTTGATGCTGGATGGGGTGGAAGTCCGCTCATCTATACAGACGCAAACGAAGGTACCGACTGGACTTATGACCCTGTAACTCAAACTATAACTGACTTAACTCTAGCAATAGATTTTACTGGTTTGAATTGGTACGGGTATTACACAATGACTATCAATGTACTTTCAAACTATACAGGAGTAATAACTGTCCCTCCTTTCTCGATATCTGGTGATGTTTGGATAGATGAAATTATTGATAGTTCAACTGTTCAATTAGGAGGTGACTTTCAAGCATTCTACGACGGGATTAGAGATGAGACATTTACTATTAGTGTAAAAGGAGACGGGGAATTTATTTACCATAGATTAAACGAGGGTACTGCATGGGAATTGAATCCAATAACAGGTATCTTTATTGATATCGGTAATAACTTTGACCTGACCTCTCTTGGTAGTATCAACTCATATTTTACGATGACTTGGAAATCATTAGACTTAGCATTTTATGGGCGTATTGTAGCTCGTAAAAACTATATTAATAATCTTTTTGTAGAGGCTGACTATCGTTCACAACAGTTTTACCGATACAAGACCTCCGCGACTCCATGGTCTGCGGGGACATCATCTGTTGGTACAGTTAGAAAATACAATGGTAGAATTTTTGTATGTATTAGAACAACTACAACAGCTCCTGCAGAGGGATTGTATTGGGCTCATATCTGTGAGGATATACGATTCATGGGTAATACTAACCAAGCGTCTGGTGCAGGAAGTTTTAGCCCCGACCTTACGACAGGAGTAAAGTATGCAACGTTCAACACGAACGGATTAAGAAACTATGACCAAGTTCTCAATACAAGTATGTTGAGAAATGTCGGGTATGAATATGATATCGTTTCACATGCTAATATCACTCAAATAACAGCGAGTGAAATCAGCGGAGAGCGATATACATTGTTAGGTGCGACTACTTCTACCAAAGTAAACATGGTAAACGGTCAAACTTATATATTAAAAAAGAGCCCTTATGTCAATGCTACTTCAAGTACATTGAGAAATGTAGACAGTTCACAAGTACACAGTTGTACAAACTCAACGATAACAGGAATTGTATCATCGGTGGTTACGTCATTGAATGGTGTTGCCTGTATTGGTAATATTACAAACACACCAGTTAGTTCTATATCAAACTCATATTTTGCTCAAAGTATTATAAACAGTTTCATTGTATCTATATCAAACTCATATTTTGCTACTAACGTTATTACTTCGACAGTTTATGGTATAAACTTTTGTGTGTTCTACGATATCTCAAATGCCTTTAGGTCAAATACGATATTGGGACTAATGCAGAATTGTACGTTCACTCATGCGTTCTATTTCAATAGTATTTTTGCTACGTTAGAAAGCTTCACATCAATACAACTTACGACAGGACTTTCCTATTACGGGCCGCTTTCTTATTTTGGACTTAATAGCACCGAGCTATTGACGTTTAGAGGTAGATTTATTATTCGTTCACTACAATCAGACCCACTACATGCTACGCCAGCAAGTAGACCTGCAGGAACGCTTCAAGAGATTGCTACATGGCAATCAGGTAAATACTTATGTGTTGACGCTTCAATTCCAAAATGGGATAGAATCGTAACAAACGTATACTCAATAAGAACTGTATCTAGTGCGACAACAGTACTTAGGAGTGATGATGTTGTAATATTTAATACAGGAACATTTACTCAACCATTACCTACAGCAATAGGGCTTCAAGGTGAAAAATACACATTTAAGAACGTTGGTGCTGGAGTCATAACGCTTGACCCGTTCTCAACACAAATGATAGATACAAGCTCAACAAAAGTTTTGAATCCAGGGGAAAAAATAACTATAATATCAAACGGAACTTTCTGGTATGAAGTTTAATTATATAAATATGAAATTTACACTATTAAAAAATCTTATATACGTTCCATTGCTCTGGGTTGGACTTCCGACCGAAACTTACGGGATATTGTTTATCCTTATGGTAGTAGATATGGCTACTGGAGTAACAGCAAGTTATATTATCCGCGGTAAACACTCTATCAAAAGTCACTTATTCGCCGCAGGTATTACTTCAAAGCTTATCATATTGACAGTACCTTTTATCTTAGCATTGACCGCAAAGGGGATAGGTATGGATATGACAGCTTTTGCAAGACACTCGTTGTCATTGTTTATTCTTTCTGAAGCGTATTCTATTATCGGTAATTACTTATCAATAAAACGAAAAGAGTATGTGGCAGAATTTGACGCTATATCGTTTGTACTAGAAAAGATACGACAAGGTTTATTGGCGGTAATTCAAAAAAAATAATATGAAACTTCTAGTAATTGAAACAAGTAAAAGAAAACAATCAGAAATTGAACACGAATATCTAAAAAGTATATTTAAGAGCAAGTTGAACATTGATTTGCAAATTGATTATGTTATTGAAAAAGATGTACTTGATAGATTGGTAGTCGAAGGCGGAAGCATTAAACAAGCTTCTATCTACAACGACTATGGATATGACTGGGTACATTTACGACTAACTGATACTCAATGGAAAAAGTTAAACCTTAATCCTAATTTGTATGGACAGTCACAACCTGTTAGAAAATCAGTTGTAACTTATGGGCGATGGAACGAGAAAGCAAAATATAAAAGAGCAGGCTTATTCTATTACGAGTTTCCTAATATACCAGAGCATACATTAGGAATGGTACATGAATATTCGCACAGTCACGATGGCAATATGGCAATGACTCATACATACTTTTATGGATATGATAAAATGTATACCAATTCACAAGAAACAGAACTAAAACCACTGCGATATGCACAAAAGCCTAGTATGTTAAAAGCACTCGAATGGATATTTAATAAAAGTACAGTATCTAAAAAGGTAGAAGAAGTTAAAGCAATGGTATTAAATACATCTACCTATAAACCTATACACTTTAAAGATGAAGAGATTAAAAATCTTGATGTTGAATTAGTAAAGATGTTGGATACAGCCAGAACTATTGCTGGTATCCCATTTCATATTAATTCAGGATTCAGGACGGCAGAACATAATAAGAAAGTCGGCGGTGTTGCTAACTCTGCTCACTTAACAGGTAAAGCAGTTGACTTGCGAGCAATGAATGGAAGTGAAATATTTACTATTGTCAATGCGTGCATGCAAGCAGGATTCAAACGTATCGGTATCAACTGGGCTAGTAAGTTTGTTCATGTAGATATAGACATGACAAAACCTAATCCAACTATTTATAAGTATTAACAAATAAAATTATGCAAACAAAAAAATGGTATTCAAGTAAAACAATGTGGGTAGCTATCGCAACTTCACTTGTCGGAATTTTAATGGCGGTGTCAGATTCTCTTTCTCAAAGCGGACAAGACACAGGGCTATTAGTTACTGCCATCGGAGTAATAAATGCAGTGCTTCGACTTATATCTAATTCTCGAATTGACTAATAGCGAATTTATAGAATGGTGGAAGCTTAATGGTAAAACAATTCTATTAGAGAAAGGACTACTGAAAGGGTAGTCTTTTCTTGCTATTATTTTACCAGCTGTTATACTGTTATGGACGGTAGAGATACCGTCACTTACAAGAAATAATAATATATATTATTTACGATTATCGTACAGGAGTATCTGGTTATTCTTGTAACCCACAATTCAAAGTATCAAGAGAACACCATTTGGTGTTTTTTTGTTTTATGATATAATAGAGTAGAACTTAAATAATATAATATATGAGCTACACAGTTAACTTAGACTTTGTTACTGGGATAGTAACACTGAATGGGAAAAAGATTCCTATGGGAACATTTCATCCATCAAACGAACTCGAAACAGAAGTAAAGAAAGTAGTAGATAGATTCTATACTCCTGTGTACGTACAACAATTGAACATTGAATTTGACGATGTAACAGAATTAGTTGAATCTGATTTATTCAAAGGAGACAATCATTCACAACATTTATTGAAAGGAGGTGTTCAAAACTAAACAAAGGGAGGGGACATATTGTCACCCTCCTTTTTTATTGCACAATAAATATGTAATGGTATAATATTGCGTATGAAACCATTAAAAAAAACAAATCTTTATATAGTAAAGAAATGGGTGGAAGCTAGTTCTATAAAAGAAGCAATGCACAAGGAAAAAAACTTTGTACCAGATGAAGTTATGCTAGACGTAATGGATTACCACTTGCGAGAATCTAATCAAATAGGTTTTAAATAATATGGAACGATTCAAAAGAAACTTTGACTTGCTAGCTTCAAAAAGTCCTAACTTATCTTCATTGACAATATTTAATAATGTGTTATTACACTATAACTACAAAGAACAAGAAGTTGTCACTGCTTTTAATAAATTTGTAGACAAAAATGATTACAAGGGTACCCCTAAGGATTCGGTACTAGGTTATTCTCTAACCCTCATTTCAGTACCCAAAAAAGCCTTAAAAATAAGGACTTAGAAAAGTCGATTTCGCTCATACGGGGCGATTTTTTAATAAATGACTCTATACCCCACTTGGCACATAAAAACGCTTACAAGGGCAAATAGAATAAACAATATATTAAAATAATGTCAAGTTTACAACACTTGCGATTTATGAAATACTGATAGTACCGAAAAGGTTAATCATTAAAATTTATGACAAAATATATTATCATTACACTTGTATTCTTTACACTAGGAATTATCCATATTGTCAATAGTAACAAGAACTTAAAAGAAGCAGATACTTTCTGGCAAGAACAAGAACGAGCTTGCGGGCAAGTTGGATATTATCAAGATAGCGGAAACTGTATTCCAGTTGAAGCACTTCAATAATGAACAAAGCACAAATTAGTATCATTTTAATTTTGTACATTTCGCTATTTGGATTTTTACTTTCAAAAGTACGCCTATCAGATAAGCAAGTACAAAAAGTAGATGACGCAATTACATATACTTGTACAAACTCTCCTGATTCAAATAAATGTTTTAACTTGCTGTACCCTATGATAGAAGACCGTGATTAGTCTTCTTTTTTTACAATAATTCACATTAACTGTCAAGATATACAACTTAAAATATGTGCTAGACTAGATATGTGGCGATTTTTTCGTTCACAAAACAGATACGAGTTTTCAGGTAGCATATAACCTGATTTAATGAGTAAATCTAAACAAAACAAAATACTAGCTATTATAATTTTATTAGTATCAGCTAGTATAATCCTTATTCCACGATATGTACTTGCTACAACTCTCGAAGATGAAGCTATAATTACCGAGCAAGTTGTCGAGATTGTCGAAATTTCTTGTGATTCATTTGAAGACATTAAAGAGTATTCAAAATGTAGAATTACAGAAGAATGGAACGAAAGCCACTGGACTTCTTTTGATAAAATCATTTCAAAAGAAAGCATGCACTGGAAAATAAATACTGCACATAATCCTAAACTAAGTACAGCTTATGGATTGGCAGGATTTCTTGATGCAACGTGGCAGACTGTCGGCTGTGTAAAAACCAGCAACAAACGAGTTCAAATTGATTGTGCTATTAAGTACATTGAAGACAGATACTCAACGCCAAATAAAGCATACGAATTTCATCGTGTCAATAATTGGTATTAAATAAATTTACTGTGACTATCTTGTGGTTAGTTGCCTTGACAAGACGCCATGGTTATTGCGAAACACTGCTTACTACTAGCGGTTTTTTTGTTTTTGTTGTATCTTTAAGTTATGGAAATGATACCGAACTTTACACAGATTCCAAATATTTTATTAGACGAACTTTTACCAGATTTAAGCAAAGGTGAATTAAAGGTACTTTTGTATATTGCTCGTAGAACATACGGATTTCATAAGGTTAAAGATAAGATTTCATTATCACAACTGGAAAATGGAATTGATGGATATGACAAAGGTACTGGGCTTAACAGAGATACTATAATAGTTTCTGTTAATAGATTAGAAGAGATTAATTTATTACAGGTTGACCGAACAAAGCAAATAAATGAGTATGCAATCAATTTATCATTTACTAGTCGGGAAAACCAACTAGTCGGATTAACAGACCAAACTAGTCGGAAAAACCATACTAAACTAGTCGGAAAAACCGACACACAAAAGAAAAGAAATAAAGAACAAAAGAAAGTAGGGGATTTTGATTCTTTTGATGAAGAAACTAAGAAATGGCTGAACAAGGAAGCATGGAACGACTGGGTTGAACATCGGCGGGAAAAGAAAAACACTTTAACCGAGCGTTCAGTTAAAATGCAAATTAAGTTACTAGCTGAACACAAGAAAGACCATGTGAGAATAATTGAGCGAAGTATCACTAACGGCTGGATTGGATTATTCCCAGAAGAAAAGAAGGGATACCAAAAAGAAGTCTCTAAACCTATCAGGCGGTTGACACCAACAGAGAGAGATGAACTGATGGATAAGAGATACCAAGAAATTATTAAAAGTAACAATCTGAAAAAGATGCCTAATGCAGACTAACTATGATTGAAGAATTTAAAAACAAAGTAATACAAGGAGATTGTTTAGAGATAATGAATGGAATACCTGATAAAAGTATTGATATGATACTTACAGACCCTCCATATGGAATGGATTTTCAATCAAATTATAGAAAAGAATTACATAACAAAATAATAGGTGATAGTAATTTAGATTGGATAGGAGAATTTGTAGAACAAAGTTATAGAGTATCAAAAGATAATACAGCACATTACATATTTTGTAGTTTTCATAATATAGATATATTTAAACAAGCATTTCAGAAAAGATTTAAAATCAAAAATATATTAGTATGGAAAAAAATAATACTAGTATGGGAGATTTAAAAGGCGACTTTGCACCAAAAATAGAATTTATATTATTTATTCAAAAAGGAAGACGTCTAATAAATGGTAAGCGTGACCCGAACATCTTTAAATTTTCAAGAACTGGAAATAATTTGCATCCGACAGAAAAACCAGTTGATATGTTTGAGTATTTATTATCAAAGTTTTCTAATGAAAACGATATGATTCTAGACCCATTTGCAGGAAGTGGAACAACAGGGGTAGCTTGTAAAAACACTAACCGAAACTATATCTTAATTGAAAAAGAACCTGAATATATAGATATTATAAATAAAAGATTAAATAATAATTAATTATGTCAGCAGACCCAATAGAAAGAGAGTTTGATATATACACACCAGCAGAGATGAGAGAAGAAGCAGTTGTACTAGAAAAAGTACTTCAAGCCACTGGCTGGAATCAACTACTCGAAAGATATTTAAATTATAAGAAAGTTGCTAATCTTGACAGGAATGGTAACATACGAGCAGTGATAGAGGGTAAAACTCACCTGTTTGAAAAGTACCGAGCGATATTTGATACATTTAGAAGAAATAAACTATTAAAATAACATGAAAGATATATTACGAATTAGAAGTTTTATGCAAAAAAACAAAGGTGACAGAGATTTTGAAAAGAAAATGTTTGTTTATCTTTACAAACTAAGAGCAAAGAAACTAGCCGAAATACGAACAAGAAAGTTTGAAGTTGAATCAGAACAAAAAACAACTGGTAGTAAATTAAATCCATTTATGTGTACAGGTGATTACAACCAAGTTATTATACTTTCTACAGACGAAGAATCAGCACGAGAAAAGTATCGAGCGTTACACCACACAAAGTCAACTGAAGTAGTAGAAGTTATTAATCTTTACTAATATGGAAGATAATCTAAACAAAAAAATATTATCTGTAATTTCTGAAAACCAAAGTTTCTCGTATGATGAGGTTGCGAAGTTTATCAATAAAGAAATTGGTACTGATTTAACCGCTGAAAGTATAAGAAATAGAGTGAGAAGGATTGCGTTAAAAAATAATCAAACAACAGATGAATTTAAAAAAAATCTTTTTAGCAATACTCTAGAAGAGAATAATTTTAAACCTCACAACTGGACTAACGGATGGCTTAAGGTTGACGGTGCAAGTATTCATATTAAAAATAAAGAAAGTATTGTAACATATGACCAAATACGAGATGAATTTATTTCTGACATAAAAAAAATAGCACCGAAGTACCCTAAACTTAAACGAGACAAAATAATAGATGGACACCTTTTTGTTTTTGACCCAGCTGATATACACGTTGGTAAGTTTGCCTCACTTGAAGAAACTGGCAATAGTTATGATGTAAATAAAGCAGTTAGTCAAGTACTTGAAGCGTGTGATGAAATGTTACTAAAAGCAAAATACTTTAACGTTGACAAAATACTATTTGTAATAGGTAATGATGTATTGCACGTTGACAATAAAAGGTCAAGCACTACTAAGGGGACCCCACAAGATACAGATGGAGACTGGTATACCGCATACAAGTCTGCAAAAAATATGTATATCAAAGTAATTGAATATCTTGTTCAGGTTGCGGATGTCCATATAGTACATAATCCAAGTAACCATGATGAGACTCATGGGACGTTACTAGCTGATAGTATTTCATCTTACTTTACACATAATAAAAATGTAACTTGTGATGTTGGTACAGCTGATAGAAAGTATTTCTTATATGGTAATACACTTGTTGGTACTACTCATGGCGATGGAGCAAAGGCACATGACTTACCTCTCATCATGGCACAGGAAGTTCCAAAGCATTGGGCAGATTCATATTTTAGATACGTATTTCAACATCACGTTCATCACTATTCAAAAACCAAATTTAATTCAGGAAAGGATTATATAGGTGTCACTGTTGAGAGTTTACGAAGCCCGTCTGCTACTGATAGCTGGCATGCTAAAAATGGATATCTAAGTAATAAGGCAATTGAAGGATTTGTTATATCAAAAGAAAATGGAATGGTAGCAAAACTAACGCATTATTTTAAATAATTGCATATGCAATAGGTGGTGCAATTTGACAAAAGATTAAATCATTGTGTTTAGTCTTTTTTACTTGCCTTGTTTTTATTGTTGGTATATACTGTTTTTGTAAGTAAAACTTACGTTAATCAATATGAAACTAAAAGACTATTCAATTATTACCAGCGAACAAAAAGATATTACAAATAACGAATGGCTCGAACGAGAGCATAACTTAAATACATTTTATGCTTAAGGTAACGATAGAGCTACCTAGTGGTTCTGTAACAAGACACTATGATGAATTTAATCATGAAGTTGCATGGTTTGACGAAATCGAAGAAATGAAAGAAGTAATTTATCAATCAACTAATCATAAATTCTAATATGGACAAAGTATTAAAAATTCAAACAGAGATTGGAACTCTATCAAAAGATAAAACAAATCCATTTTTTAAGTCAAGTTATTTTGACATTAACCAGATTATTGAACAGCTATTGCCATTACTTGAAAAACATGGTGTAACAGTAATGCAACCATTGACAAATATTAATGGAAAGCCAGCTATTAAAACTCTTATTATTGCAGATGGAGTAGTAGTAATTGATACTGATATGCCATTACCTGAATTATCAGACCCACAAAAGCTCGGTGGTGCGATTACTTATTTTCGGCGGTATGCTTTACAGTCAGCGTTCTTGTTGCAAGCAGAAGATGATGACGGTAATAAAGCAAGTGAAAAAGATACACTAACAGACAAGCACGAGAATTGGAGTAAGGTTATTGAATATATGGCAAAAGTAGGGGATATTTCAGAAGTACAAAAAAAATACAGATACTCTGATGAAATTAAGAAACGGCTAGAAAATGCAAAAGAAGAAATGAAACTTGCATAACATAACAGTTGTGATAAAATAGATTCAGATAGAAAAACCTATCGTTAATTATTAAAACATTAAAACATTAAAAACATGATTTGTACAGTACAAAAGATTTTAGAAGTAAAGACAGGAACAACACAAGCAGGCGATGAATACAAGACACGAGATATTCTACTGGTTGAGTCAGGGGTTCAATATCCAAATGAATTTATTGCAAATATTTTCAAGAAAGGAGAATATGCAAAATTTGTAGATTCACTAGGGTTTGTGGAAGGTGACAAGGTTGAAGTTGAACTTAAATATAAAGTTAAGGAATACAACGGAAAGTTTTATCAACAAGTGACTGTGTGGAATATTAAGAAAGTTGAAGGTGAATCAAAAGAAATTGATTCCCAGGAAATTGACGTAAATCCAGAAGATATTCCTTTTTAACCTCATGGTGAGGTGATAGGGTATGTTTATTGGTAAGCCGTATCCTATCACTTCACTGTGAAGCGTACGCAAGGACGATAGACTTGCAACTATATCTTTACTAATCATTTTGTGTGGTTGGTTGTGGAAGTTTTTGTCTTAGGCTTCCACTATCTACTACATAAACGTATCAAAAGCATGTGTTTATCATATCATTGTGATACGCTCTAAGCCATGTTTTGCTACGGTGGTAGCAGAGTAAACTGTAAATCAATACATATATAATCTGTAAAGGTGTTTTATATACTTTTCAAGAATATATATGTATATTAACTAAACAGAGTAAACTGTAAATCATACTGTACAGTATATGAACACATCACTAATTCCGCATTATTTGTTACTTGCATTGACTTGTAGGGAGTAGTGTCTAGTGATGTGTAGATAACGGTGGGTAACTGCCGAGGGTTATCCTCAACAGCCAACAACGGAGAAAATATCATGTTACCGTTAAATATACACATACATTTTTAAGTTATATAAAATTGTGACTTTGATATTGTAGCAATTTATTGTATGTTGAAACTAATGACGTTTGTTGTTAGTTCTCCCAACATTAGGAGTATACTCACCTGCAAGATTAATTTCTGTAAGGCTAGCGTTTGGGGAACTGACAATAAGTTTACAGTTTACAGTAAATTGTAAACCTAGTCAGCAAAGACAAGTGGCGAAATAAGTAGACGCTAAGGTTAGAATAGTAGACTGAGAGTGACAGTTAAATATATTTAATTCGGAACTAAATATAAAACCTAAATATGTAATGGACATAAAGTGATATACCGCATCAAGAGTTACACTCTGAAACCAAGTTAATCATATTTAAAACTATTTATGTAAGGTGTAAATCCTTACCTTGTCTTATATGCCTATGGAAGTAATTCCCTACCCAACTAAGTTAAGCAGATGGATTAATAAGTTGGCAATAGGCGTATTAATGTCTCGACCGCTGTACATACAAGTTGGGACTATACACGAGTAGCACAATGGTTGTGCAAGCGACTTATACTCGCTAGGTTGCAGGTTCGAGTCCTGCCTTGTGTACACTTGATTAATCAAGTCCGAACTTACAACACGGTTATCCGTTGTAACCTTTTTTCTTACGCGGAAACTTTGTGTTCTGTGTAGACCGCCTATACAATGATTAACGTAACTCCAACGGGCGGTGTACATGGAACAGACAAGTGTATCAAACAGTCAAAGAAATATGAATCACGCTAGATATAGAGAAATGGCTAATACTTGTTCTAGTTTAAATTTAACTGCAGATGAGATTCTTAGTAAGATGTCTTGGGAAATACAACCAGATTTGTATTTTTTTAAAAATATAGAAAAGCAAATAATTAAAAAGATATGGAATTTAGATTCAACTGAAAAATTATCATCAAAACAAATTGATATACTGATGAATATGTGGATTAAGGGGCTAGGCGAAAACTTTAATATCGAACTAACAACACCAGAAGACTATGAATAAACAAAATTATGGTAAATAGATTTGACGCAGTACGGCACCAGTATTACATAGGTGATAGGCTCCTGAAAAGTGTAACTACTTTTATATCAGACTTCATGCCTAAGTTTAATGCACCAATGGTTGCAGGAGTAGTAGCAAAGAAACGTGGAGTATCCGCCGAATACATACTGAACGACTGGGATTTAAAACGTGATATTGCTAATAACTACGGAAACTCAATACACATGAGCGTAGAGCGTTGGCTAAAGTTTGGCGAAAAACCTACACAACCACATTTACAGCTAGTAGTTGACAAGTTTATAGAAAAGTTTGGTAATATAAACTGGGATAGTGAGTACAGAGTGTTTAGCGAGGATTATGAACTTGGCGGAACTATGGACTTAATCAGCTGGGATTCTAAAATAATTGCAGACATTAAAACAAATGACACCTTCAAAGAATCAGACAAGAAATTTTCAAAACCATTTAATACTTTGAAAGCAAATAACTTAAACAAAGTGCGATTGCAGACTAAAATATATCAGGAGTTACTTGGTGGTGAATGGCAACGTAAAGTATTTGTTTGGACAGGTGAAGACTTTGAGGAACATGAACTTGAAGATATAGACGTGTTAGAAATTATGGCAATTAGGAAAAATGAAGTTGAACTAGAAAAATTGCTGGAAAGTATATAGACGTGGTATAATAAAAAGTATGAAACGTACGCCTATTAGAAAAAAATCAAATACAGTTAATTCAAAATTACAAAAAAAATGCGATTCTTTTTTAACTCCTATTGTAAAAAATAGAAATCCTGTCTGTTTACTAAATGGAGTAGATGGTAATGACAAATGTACCTATTATACACAAGTAGCTCACCATCATGTCCACAAAAGCAAATCTTCTGTATTACGATATAATTTTGATAATTTGATTCCTCTTTGTAATCATTGTCACTCAATGCTTCATCATAATGAAAGCTATTGGGCTTCAAAGATAGTAGAAATAATGGGGCTTGAATGGTTTAAAAATCTTGAAAAGGAAAAAAATAAACCTATAAAAGTAGATTCATTTTATTATGAACAACAGCTTGAAATCTTAAAAAATATGTTACAATAGATGTATGAAAGAAATATATAAAGAAGTTCCATTAATAAGGGGAACTCGAAGACTTATCTAATATACTAAATACAATGGATTAGCTTGCATATATTTTGTACAGGAGTATAATTAATTGCATGGAAAACAAGATTAAACAATTAAAAGATATTAGAGTAACTATTTTAGATAAAGACTATGAGTTTGATAAATCAAAATGCGAATTTCATCAGAAGGCATTACCAGACAAGACTGGAGGAATAACCCTTGGAGTTTATTATATTGATGATATAGAATTCATATCATCAATTCATTCTTTTAAAGAAAACTATAAAACAGATGAAAGTTTAAAAGAAAATGTTTTTAAGAATATTGTAGAAAATTATAGAAAAGAAAGATATTTTATTGATAATGTTGTCAAACCAGTTTATAAGAAAGATAAAGACGGAAAAAATATTCTTGACGAAGATTATGAGAGAATATTTGAATCTTGGAACATGACACCAAAAGAAGTTGAAGAGTTTTATCAAGATAAAATCAAACAAATATTAAAAGTATTAGAGATGTAAATACAATAGATTAAGAACTTGTCAAGTAGACAGGTTTTTTCTTTTTTGCTATCATGTACGTATAAGCAATGAGGCTTACGTTAATCAATTAAAATTATGGAAAACTTACCAGTAGACTTTGTAGAATACGAAACATTATCCGACTCACAAGAAATGGATTATGATGAGTACCGAGATTTAGAAATCGCAAATCAATAATTATAAACACGAGAAATTAACCAAGACTAACATGAACAAAGAATTAAAAGAACAGGCACGGAAAGAACTTGAAGAAAAAAATGAAACTATCTCAAAAGTCACTTACACAATTACAAAAGTATCAAGTGATGGTATACAAATAACCGCTAGAAAAAAATCATTATTAAGCGGTGAACTTATGACAGTAGCAAATTATTTACCTAACGAAGAGCTTGCTAAATTATTAGAAGAAATGGCTTTTAAGATTAAATGACAAAATCAACAGAACAAATCCTAGAAAGGATAAGAGAGAAAACACTACTAAACCTTATTAGCGAATTAATTTTTTAGACTATGAAAGTATTATCACTAATGGAGGTAATCTAGTTAAAAAAGTTTATCAGAATGGCAAAGTAAGAAAACTAACTCCACTTGAATATGAAAGACTACAAACATTACCAGACGGATATACTGATGGAGTAAGCGATAGTGCAAGATATACAGCTATTGGAAACGGTTGGACTATAGAAGTAATCAAACACATATTAAAAGGAATTAACAACTAACATTATGAAACTAACAGCAGAACAACTAAGCTTACACCTAGCACATGGTGACTGGGTGGCTATGAAAAGGGGTGACTATTGGAAAGTGTTTATGCATGAAACATTCCAGGGAGAATTTCAGGGTACAGTAATTAGAATAAACATAGAAGATTGTTTGGAAGACGGATTAGATTATGAGATAATCCCTCGTCTTGATATCGAAGAGTATTACTATACCGAATACAAAATAATCAAACCAGCACCTAAGCTAATGAAAGCAGGTGATAAATGCCAGATTATAGATACGCCAGAGTTGAGAAAATTAACAAATGGCTGGACTGAGGAATCAGCAAAAGCAATAATAGGGGTAAAGGGATTAGAAATAGCAGGATTAGTTAATTATAATTTTCATTACAAAGTTAGGATAAAAGATAAAACTGATTTTTATTTATTCCCTTACTGGGCAGTAGCTCGTGACTTTTCAGAAGAAGAAGTATCATTATCAGGTAAAGAAGTAACCGTAATTTTTGATGGTAAGGAATACGATGCGGTGATTAAATAACATGAGAGAAATAAAATTTAGAGCATGGAGTGGAAAAACAATGTTATATCTTGAAGCTGGAAATAGGATTATATTTGCACAAAACAATTCTTGGCTTTGGATATTTGGCGATAATTCAGACCACTCGGTGCTTGCAGGAAGCTCAAAAGATATTCTTATGCAATACACAGGACTCAAAGATAAAAACGGTGTTGAGATTTATGAGGGGGATATAGTGAGAACTTGGCATAACTTCATAAAATTCAGAGAGAAAACATTAGAAGAATGTGGTAGCGAAAATGTTTATAAAGCATATCAATCAGATGAATACCTAGAAGAAATGCATACAGGTGATTGGATTTGTGAATGGGAAGTTGCAAAATTTGTTTTCAATGAAAATCACGAAAAATGCATGGGTAGATATGTTGGTGGAATAACAGAACATTGTGAAGTAATCGGTAACATATACCAGAATCCTGAATTATTAACTAACATTAAATAGATATATGACAATATTACAACAAGCACGTGAAAATATTTGGTATTGTGAATCATGTAAACGATATTCACTAGCAACAAAACCAACTAAATTTGTAAATTGTTATTGCGGAAATAAATTGTTAAATATCGAAGCAATCATATTAAATAACGATAAATAGATATGAATAAAAACAAAAACGGTATAGATTATCACTACATAGCTTTTAAACTAGTATCAAACTACCCAGAGAATACATTAAAAGACTTTGACAACTTATTAGAACGCATGGAAGATTTCGACTTGCTATCTAAGGAAGGAATGAAAATACGTCAGATTTTCCATGGAGCCTGTTGGAACGATGAATATTTCACAGAAGAATTTTAATATGAAAGATTACCTAGATTTTACATACTTAGATATGCCACTAGATGAACGTAGAAAGATTAACGTAGGTGACATATACGATAATAAGATTCAATGTAAAGAATGTGGATGGATTATCAGAAGTAAAAACAGACACAACAAAGCATATTGTAAATGTGGACTGGTTTCGGTAGATGGTGGCTCATGGTATCAAATTATTGATAACCCAGAACATGCAATAAATCATATTGTTATGTTTAATAAATTATACAGAGATAATAAAGATAACCAAAATGTCAATGAATAATCAGACCTTGCTCCAAGAGTATAAAGGGAAGTGGTATATATTTAATAATGTGGTAGCTGAGGAATTCGGCGGATATGATGAAAACGATAATCCAATTCCAACAAATCAGATACATTTAAGCGAGAACGTTGGTGAATATGATAGTTATGATATAGCACTTGTAAACGCATTCGTTGTAGATAATGAAGACCCCACAGAATACGGGGTATTTATTGAAGAACTTGCAAAAGACGGTAGCAAGGTAAATATCATCGAGTAATATGAAAATACCAAACGATAAAAGAAAAGAATATCCTGTATATAGTGGTTTCTTAACATACTTCCCTGACGCTATTATGCTGGTAGCTAATCATTCTTGGAAAGCTAATCAAAAACATAATCCAGGACAGCAACTACACTGGGATAAAACGAAATCATCAGATGAGAAAGACGCATTAGTTAGACATCTTATTGACTATGCAAAAGGCGAGCATGTAGATGAAGACGGACTTGAAGTCGATGTGGCTATTGCTTGGCGTGCTATGGCTAATCTACAACGTAGAATTGACTCACAATAATATGGAACTACTAAGAGTAAAGAATAAGAACCGATATGATTATTTTCTAAAACCTAGTAAATATCGAGGATATGTACGATTCAACGCACTAGGGCATAATATAATGCACGGACTTGACAAACCAAATGGGGCGGATGAATTAAATATAGATGATTACTCTACGTGGATAGCAAGTGATTACAATGGTGACCCATTACATGCTATTGATGGTATATCAGATAAGATAATGTTTATAATTAATATATACAATGACCAAGCAGTATAATTTGTATAATAAATATTAGCGTGCTATAATAAAAGCATGTTCAAAGAGCAAGAGAATGAATGGATACAAGAAAGACAAAGAGAATTTCTCGTTGCTTGTGCATTAGCTAAGTTAGACAGTGACAGGATAGATAACATTATTTATTCAATAGAAAAGATAAGACGTAAAGTTATAAAATAGACATCATCAGGTGTCTTTTATTTTACTTAAATACTATTCTGTTTTATAATAAAGTCTCCATAGTACTTTTCTCCCTTTCTAAGCTATTGAAGACTATAAAGCAATCAGGTTTCCAGTCAGAGTACAAGCTAAGCTATCACAAACCTCCCTCGTTGGAATCAATCCATACGGTACATATCATTAGACACGGACGACAAAGGGCAAGTCGTTTTTCCATGTTTTCCCATATGTACCTTATGAACTGCTTGGTGTTTGGTAGGAGTAAGTTTAACATCTAGTTCCCCTATTAGATGGTTTTGATTGTGTTGTAACTCCATTATACCATATTTATTTTGAACTATCCTGAATTACCAGATAGTTGAACTTGTAAGGATTATTGATTAGTTGGAATCTGTGGATAACTTCTTGCATATGATTTCAAATAGTATATAATAGGTATATATGAAAACGAAAATCATTACATCATTACTAGCGTTTGTATTTGTTGTAGGTAATAACATGCCTATTACTAGTCATCACATATTAGACGTAACAAGATTAAATGGATATCAGCCAGTTACTGTTCAACGTAACCTAGTAGGTAACCAACATAGTAACCTACAAAGCAAACTAATTAAAATAGTTAAATAAGTCCTGAAAAGGGCTTTTTTTGTGTTATAATTATGGTATGTCACAACAAGGAAAACCCTATACAGAACAACAAAAAAATACAATTATAGAAAGTTTACGTCCTTATCTAGAGGCTGGTCTTTCACGCAATAGAGCTTGCAATCGTGTAGGATTTGACCCTACAACACTTTCTAAGTGGGTTGTCAATGACCCTGCTCTTTCTATAAAACTACAAGCATGGGAAGACGCTATAAACCTTATGGCACTTGCTAATATCCAAGACGCTATACGACGAGAGGGTGAACTAGAAGACGATGTTAAGAAGGAAAACAGCTGGAAATGGGTAGAACGTAAGATGAAAGATGAGTTCTCAACAAAGGTCGAAACTCAAAACGAAACTAACATAACTGCTGATGTAACTATTACAGGAATGCAGATACTCTAATGCAAATAGTCTTTAATACAAACGGTAACGAAAAGCAAAAGGAAGTAGCAAAGTTATGGATAGACAACGTAACAGAAGAAATAGTCTATGGAGGTTCTAAGGGTTCAGGTAAATCCTATCTTGGCTGTTCTCTAATATTTGGTGACGCTTTTATATATCCTGAAACTCACTACTTCATTGCTCGTAAAACACTTAACGACTTGCGGAAGTTTACAATCCCATCTATCTATGAAGTATTCTCACACTGGGGTATTACCGATGAGCATTTTAAATTCAATGCACAGGATAATATATTCTACTTGACAAATGGCTCGAAAGTATATCTATTAGACGCTAAAGATATGCCATCTGACCCTAACTTTGAGCGATTTGGTTCTATGCAGATGACTCGAGGATGGATAGAGGAAGCTGGAGAGTTCTCAACTAATGCTAAGAACAACTTGTCTGCTTCTGTTGGGCGTTGGAAAAACGAAAAGTATAGTTTGACTGGTAAGATACTAATGAGTTGTAACCCGTCGAAAAACTTCCTTTACTTTGATTACTACCAAGTAAATAAGAAAGGAGAGCTACCTATTCAAAAGGCTTTCATTCAAGCACTACCAGAAGATAACAAGATGATTGACGCTGGTTACCTTGAACGATTAAAGCGAACTCTTTCTAAAGACCAGCGGGAACGTCTCTTGCATGGTAACTGGGAGTATGACGATGACCCTACTATGCTCGTTACCTATGATGCAATGTCTGACTTGTTTACTAATACCGTACCAGATAACACTCAGCGGTATCTAGTTGTAGACGTTGCTCGGTTGGGGAAAGACAGAACAGTACTACACTACTGGGTTGGTAATAACTTGATGGAAACTATCGAATACACTGTTCAAGATTTGGCGGTAACAGCTGAAAAGATAAAAGAGTTTGCTATTCAACGCAATATACCGTACTCACAAATAGTTATTGATGAGAATGGAGTTGGTGGTGGATTAGTTGATATGCTCAGAGGTGTTAAGGGATTCATTTCACAAACAACAGCGAGCCTCAACAAGTTAGGAATGAAGAACAACTATACTAACTTTAAAAGTGAGTGTGCATTTACACTTGCTAATAAAATCAACATGCACCAGATTGCAATTAAGACTGATACACACAAGCAACAAATTATTGATGAACTATCGGTATTGAAGTCAGATAAGGAAAATCCCGAAAAGTATGGTATAATAAAGAAAGACGATATGAAGGATTTGTTGGGGCGAAGTCCTGACCATCTTGACTGTCTGATAATGCGAATGTACTTTGAGATTTATCCAGTCACACAAAGAAGTTTCGAGCCAGAGGTAACTGTTAGACTAAACAAAACACTATAACACTATGATTTTATTTAATGAACTAAAAGAAATAAAAGCTCACTATGATTCACCTCAGCCGATTGTTGAAGGATTAGAAAAGCACATACCAGAGATTATCGCAGACGCGGAATTTGCTACTAACTCTGTATACCGAAATGGAAACATTGACGAGATTGGAAGATACTTGCCTTATTACAATGCTATTAACTTCCGATTGAACGTTGCTGTTCGCTCAACAGATGTAGACCTAAAGGATATTGACATTGTCTCAGATAATCCTAAGGACGTAGTAAAGACTAAAGTACTACGAAAAGAGTTTTATAACTGGGCAAAGCAAAACCGATTTAGTCAATTCCTAAATAAACTTGGACGTACACGAGCTAAGTATGGAGGGGTAATCGTTAAGAAGTCTTACGATGAAGAAGGTGATGTACGAACAGAAGTAGTTGACTGGCGAAACGTAATCGTTAATCAGAAAGACATCCTCGGCGGTGCTATTGTAGAACGACACTACTTAACACCAGTTGAACTGTCAGAAAAGATTGGTATATGGAATGATGTCCGAGACGCAATGGAAAAACTCAAGAAAGATGAGGATACCAACGAAGTACAAGCAGAAGTATGGGAAGTACACGGACACTTTACAAAGTCTTCATACTTAGAATCTATCGATGAAGACTATTCAGATGATGATAACTTTGTTTACTCACTACAGCGACACTTTGTATTTATTCTAGATGAGAAACCTCAATGGATATTCCACTCAGAAGAGGTTGATGAGCTACCTTACAAGTACCTACCATATGAAGAACGAGAAGGGTTTGGACTTGGTATTGGAATTGTAGAGTCTTCACTCGAATCACAGCGAGTGATTAACAACTATGTAATTTCACAATACAACGCGGTTGAACTAGCTGGTAAAACTGTAATGGTATCAGATAGTGACTCACTTAATAAGTCAAACGCTTTCTCTAATATTCTTAACGGGGAAGTTCTACGAATTAACCGAGGGGAATCTATTTCAGCACTTAACCTGTCGCCATCTGCATTCCCGGCATTTACTGGACTTATCGAGCAATGGGATAGACAAGCTGAGCGTTCAACGTCAACATATGAAGCAGTAACAGGTGAAACTATGCCATCTGGTACACCTTTCCGAAGCGTTGCTATCCAGAATCAAGAGGGTAACTCAACGTTTACTTATCGAGTAGAAGAAGTCGGATTATTCTTAGAAGAGATTATAAATGATTGGATTCTCGCAGACTTAGTAAAGAAACTAAACCGCGAACATATACTAGCTGGTGAATACTCTATCGAAGAACTACATCAGATGGATAACGCAATCGCAACAGATACAGCAAACAATGAAGTACTAGAAGATATTATCGATGGTGGTGATAATTTTTATACAGAAGACTTAGAGGCTAAGATACAATCACTTGTACAAGCTAATAGACAGTTCGGGCAAAAACGATTCCTTGACATTCCTAAAAACTATTTCAAAGGATTTGAAGGATACGCGACCGTATTGATTACAAATGAAAAGAAGAACAAACAACAGATTCTTGACAGTTTGTCAAATATTCTATTGCAAGTAGCACAAGCACCACAGATTCTACAAGACCCTACATTGTTCAAGATATTCTCACAAATTATTGAACTATCAGGAGCTGACATTTCACCACTTGACTTACAACAACAGCCACAACTTCCACAGGGAGCGCCTGCACAAGGTAATCCTAATCAGGAAGCACAACAAGAGGTAGCAGAACAACCAACTCAGTAACATGAATTATTTACACGAGATAGGTAATAACCCAGAGAAGGCAAAAGCAATTCGCGAGTTCCTTTTGTCAGTTGTTCATAAGAACGCGGGCGATGACGCACTACTTGGAAAGGATACCAATGGTTATGTATTAGCAAAAAATGCAATACTAACAGCTATCAAACAACTAGAAGAAGAATACGGGGATAAGAAAGAAACCAAGTATAAACCAAGAATCTAACTCCCCTGCCGTTTAGTATAGTTCGGCTGAACAAATACAATTTACAAAAGCCAGTGGAGGCATAATATCCATTTAACACATTTTAGCGTTTATGTCACAAGAAAACGAATATATCGAAAACGATATCCTAGAGGAAGATGAATTAGAAGAAGAGTTTGATTCGGAAGATGAGAACGAAGAAGATGATTCAGAAGACTCGACTGATTACCAGGCACTATATCTAGCTGAAAAAGAAAAGCGAGAACGAGCTGAAAAAGCTATTATCAAAAAGAAACAGTCAGATAAGCGAAACCCAGTCAAAACAAATACTAAACAATTACCAGAACAATCTATCGAACGTATTGTCCTGAAAGCACAAGGTACTTCAGATGAACAGCTGGAACTTCTTGAGGAAATTGCACAGATTAAAGGCATTTCACTTATTGAAGCACAAAAGAATTCAGTTTATCTAGCACTAGAGAATGACCGCATTAAACAAGAGGAGATGAAAAAAGCTAGCTTACCTGCCTCACGAGGTGGAAAGTCTAAAACTATCTCAATAGAAAAATCAAAAGAGCGTCTCTTTAGTGATGATGATATATCAGATGAAGAACTTGAAATGCTTATCAAAGGACATAAGCGATAGAACATTACTAACATTATAAACTTACTATGGCATTATCAAACACTACACTTTCAATCCGAAAGAAAGCAGCAATCATGCAAAAATACTTGCAGTCAATGGTTGTAGCACGAGAAATTTCAGACTTCCAAGATGGAGTTAAATTCCTTACAAACCCTTACGAAACTCTAGGTTCAGTACAAATCAACTCACCAGTTGCAGGAACTTATACCGTAGGAACTCTTACTACTACTGACAACACTCTAGAAGTAAACAAAGAAGCACTATACAGCAAGCATGTATTTGACTTCGAATCACGATTCGCACAATACAACCTTGCAATGGAATTCCTAAAGGGAGCTACCTCAAAGATTGTTGAAGCTATCGACCGAGACCTATTCGTTAACCTAGGAACTAACGCAGGAGAAACTGTTACTGTTACTGGAGGATTTACCTCAGGAAACGTAATTGCTTCAGTTGCAGAAGCTTCAGGAAAACTATCAGGATACTCAGAAGCAATGAACGGACTATTTATCGTTATTGGTAACAGTTCACTTCCAGCTTTCCAAGTTATGGGAGCAACTAACGGATTCTCATTCGCTGACTCAGTTCTTAAAAACGGACTAGCAGGACAACTTATGGGATTTGACCTTTACGTTGTACGAGATGCACAGCTACCAGCTGACACAGCTCTTGCAGGTATCAAACGAGTATTCTCAACTGGTACAAACGGAGGGATTCAAATTGAAGAAAAGGGAGTTTCAGGTAAAACTGGAAAAGAATTCGTAGCATACACATACTACAACTCAATCCTTTGGAATAACAACCTTGACCTTGTTGTTAAATTCGATTTAGCTTAATAAATTAATCGCTTCGGCGGTTTTTTATTTGTATGAATTACAATATATATGGTATAATAAACACGTTATCAGATAATATTACATAACATATGTTTATAGAAAAAGACGGATTAAAAGAACTTATTGAAAAGCGACTAGAAATTAAAGCTGAGCTTGAATCAATCAATGCAAAAATTGTAGAACACTCAGAAAGTATAAAAGAACTACAGGGGGTAAAAACACAAGAAGCTCAAGAAAACTTTAAGGAAGTAAATGAAAAGATTAACGCTTTGGCACTTATTGAAGTATGGGATTCTCTTAAAGAAACTGAAATGCCAGGCGAATTCATACTAAAGGATGATAAACCATTTTGTACAGTAATTGATATCACAGCCGAAGTAATTTCACAAGCAAAAAATTCAAAAGAAGACTGGATTAGTTTTCTAAGTAATCTAGCAGAAAACACCAAATAGGTGTTTTTTTGTGGTATAATATAAGTATATGTATTTCAATGATATTACAAATGGAAACGGAATTGTTCAAGAAATGGATGACATCTGTTCAACAGACAATAACTCTTTTCCTATAAAGTCAAAGACTCGGCGAGTAAACCAAGCACAGAATGCCTATTTTTCTATTGCAATGCAAACAGATGGGAAGTGGGAAGAGGATGACCGAAACCACAATGACTACCCTATTGCAACTACCGACTTAGAGATAGGAAAGAAAGATTATACTTTCCCTAATGGATTACTAGAGATTGTTCGTGTTGAAGTAAAAAATTCCGATGGTAAATGGACAGCAATATCACCTATTGACCAGTCAGACTTAGCGTCAAGTGGATTAATAGGTACACCATCTGGATACGTTGGTGGAGCTGAGAATCAAGCATTATCAGACTTCATGAGTGTTACAGGTGAACCAGTATACTATGATAAACAATACTCTTCTATTTGGCTATATCCAGCAAGTGATGTCAATGTAGAGAAAGGATTAAAGATTTATTACAATCGTACTCTTAAAGAGATTCTACCAATTGATACTACTATCAAATTGGGAATCCCTGATATTCACAACGAATACATTGCACGAAAAGCCTCACTCCCATTTCTAGTTGAAAAAGGAAAGGTAAACAAGAATGACATTGCACAGCTTATTCAGATGGATGAGGAAGCAATAAAAGAATACTATTCACGTCGTAGTCGAGATGAGAGAACAGTTTTACGAGCAAGTAACACTTTTAGAATATAATGAGTACAGAATGGAATAATCAATTTAAAAACGCTGGACTTACTTGGCTTGCTGGTCAAATAGGTGTACTAGCGGGAGGATTACGAGACCAACCAGAAATTACATTATACGCAGGTAAGATGGGTGATAGTATTGAATACGAAAACCAATTAAGAAGTTAAATATATGGCATATCCAACAAACAAACAAACAATAAAAAAGAATTGGGTTAATGATACTCCAGTAGTTAATGACCACCCAAACGAACACAATCTAGTTGCTACAATAGTAGAAGCGTTGCAAGATAAGGTGGGAATTACGAATGACACTAATGAGTCAAGTATCGACTTTAAACTTTCAGGAATTCCAGAAGGTGAAAAGGCTGGGACGACTGGAGCAACTCAAATAGTACAAGATAATCTTGATGACCACGAGGGTGATACATCAAATCCTCACAGTGTTACAAAAACACAAGTAGGTCTTGGAAACGTAACTAACGATGCACAAGTAACTCTTACAGGTGACCAGACAGTCGCAGGAATTAAAACATTTTCTAGCTCACCTATTGTACCTGACCCAACAACATCAACTCAAGCAGTAAATAAACAGTCAATGGATAACGCTATATCTACTGCCATAGCAGACGTGGTAGCAGAGACAAAGGAAACCGTAGGACTTCTTACACAAGGTAAATTTATTGATTCATTTGAAAGCGAGTTTAAGTTTAATCATAAAATGCTTGCAGCGGAAACAACTAACACGGGAAGTAGTGCGGTAGATTCTTCTGATACATTAGATGGAGTAAGTTTTATCGGCTTACGAGCAGACGGAGCAGACGTTTACTTTTACGATATGACACTGTCAGGGACTGTGTATACAGTAAATCAAACTATCACGGTGTCAAACTTAAACGTAACAGAGGGAATTGTTAGATACATAAATTCTACTACTGCTATTATCGCATACACATTAACAGGGACTGTATACGTTCATTATTTAGTAAAAACAGGAGGTACATGGGCAGTAACACTTAATGCTACTAAAGCTGTTGCGACTGTTCAAGTCGTATCAGATATATTTGTTGATGGCAACCTATTTTATGTAGCAAGTACCACTAACGTTGCAACTGGGGCTGGTTCAATAGCTTCTATTGATAGATTCGCTTATATATCAGGAAACTTAGTTGCAGACGCAACTTACAGTTCGTCAGTGATTTCAGGTTATTTAAATCATGTGGGGCTTGTATTAAATACAAACGGAATTGCTACTCTTGTACATGCAAGTGGAGGTTCTATTGCAAGATTTACATATACAAGCGGTTCTACTACTTTAGTAACCAACACATCAGGACTCGGCGGTGAAACATCGGTAAAGATAATTGATGGAACAAGAATACTTACCGCATCAGGTACCACCATAAAAATATATACATATAATGGTACTACTCATGTATTAGAATCAAACCCAGATTCATTACCAACAATAAATACTACAGGTGTCACATTTGCTTACTTCAACAGTACTCTTTTCAATTTCGCAAAAAAAGTTGTCCTTACTAGCACAGGTTTTGAAAACTCTATCGAAGACGTAACAGCACAAGGACATCTTGGATATATTGTTTCTCAAACTCAAACGTTAAATACAAACCATTTTGACTTAGTTGTATCAGGTTCAACAGGAAACAACGGAACTTTTGTTCCAACAGGAACGCCTACTCTTAACAAGGTACTCATTACAACACGTCCAACAACGTCAGGTAATCAAACTTGTACCATATCATCATCATTGCCAGATAGACAAGGTCATGACTGGATGGTAAAAGGTTCAAATTACTACCTAGGACTTTAATCAGAACATCTTGTTTCTGATATGCACATACTAACTGTGTGTATATAAGAGATAATATGCAAGAAAACACAATCACAATAGAAAGTATTTATAACGGGCAATCAGCGTCATACCTATCAGGTGGTGATTATCTATCATCAATAGCAATAGACCCAGACGCAGACGTGTCGTCAACTATTCAAAAGATAGCTGGTACACTATCTCCTATATCACACGAAACTCTTTCTGTAATAGATGGAAACCCAATGTGGATATTACCAAACTCAAAAACAGATGAACACCTAATTTATACAGATACAGGAAAGGTGTATTTTCTTGATGGAAACTTAGATATAACATGGTCAGTTATTACATTGACAAATGCAAGTGGTAATGGTGCAGTATATTACAACGGATATTATTATCTCATTAAAGATACAGACCTTGACAGAATTAAATGCGATGATAAAACTCATGAAGCTGACTTGTTAGAAAACTATGTTGCCATGACACCTTATGTGAGAACAACTAATACCAATGAAGATGTTGTAGCATTCGGTAATGGTCAAACTTATTCATCAGTCGCTCAATATATAAATGCTGACCAGTATGAAATTGAATCATCTAATAGGGTAAGATTTCAAATGAAGTCTTCTCTTGGTACTCAGACTATACGAGTAAGAATAAAGCAATTAGGAGCTGATAATATACCTTCAGGTAACGTAATACATACTCAGAATTTTGACGTAACTACAGACTTACAGATATTTACAATGCAACTTCCTGTTACTCCAGCTTTCTTGGGGAACTCATGGATAGAATTTGATAAAGAATCAACTTTTGGAACTGGTGAATACATAGAAGTTACCACTACAACAGCAGCAGCACTCTCATATGGTACTTTGCGTGGATATACTGGTTCAATTTGGAATATCCCATCAGGGTTTAACAAGAAGAATCTTTCTTTTCAAACGTACTATGAAAAAGTAGGATTACAGAAGTTCAAAAATAAACAATATCCTATAAATGGATTAACACGTTTACCAAACCATACTTCATTTGTAGCTGGTAACGACAATCTGTATATATCAGACGTTTCATCTTTTGACATTGGTACATTACATACAATTAAATCATTTGGAGTAATACGATTATATCAAGCAAACGCCTCAACTATTCAAGCAAACTCTGTAATTGTAGGTAGAACATCAAAGGCAGAGGCAACTATCGTAAAGATAATTCAGTACCCATTTCAGGGCAGTGCGAAAGGTTCTGATGGAGTAGCTATATTATCTGTATTTAATCCTAAGGGTTCATTTATAGAAGATGAGAATATAGAAATTGCAGGTAGTACTGTTGCTTACTTTGAATCATTCAGTCAGGGTGAAAACGTTGGAATGGTAGATTTTAACACGGTTAGATTACCTATTGACTATTACCCTACTTCATTGTCTAATATTGGTACAGACATTTCAATACTAGCTATTAAATCACATGATGACACTATTAACCAAGGTCATTCGTCACTATTCTTGTGGGATACGTTTGATTCTACTTTCTATCGAGAAATTAAGTTACCTTTTCCAAACGCTACAGCACTTCTAACTCATAATGGTTTTCCTTTCTTGTGGGGAGGTGACACTCGAGGGTATTCATTCTCGCTATATCGTGGAGGTGACCAGATAGATGAACTCTACTATGTAGATGATGGATTACCACCATTTGCAGGAGCAGTACATGGAGAGAATAACCGAGTACTATGGGGAACTAATACTACTTACCCAGAAGTATCAGGCTCAATTATGGCGTTTGGTTCTCGTAATGGGCTATTGCCAAAAGGAGTACATAATATTGCTCGAACACCTAACAATAAACAAGTGACATCTTTCGCACTAGCTACAAAGGGACTGAATAATATCGTTATAGGGTCAGAAGACTTGCTAGCACAATCAGGCGGGAATGCAAACTCTGTATTCAGAACAAACTTGTACTCAATACCCCGTAAATTCAACGTCAAATCAGTTGCATTCACTATAGCAGGTGGAGTTACTGAAAATACTGACATTACCATTACAACATATGTAGATAATGAGACATTGACAAAATCAGTAAACGTTGTAAATAGTGATAACTACGAAATAGGAACAAAAAAGATAGTTGTATATCCTGACTTGCAGGGTGAAGCTAACTTCTTCATAGAATTGAAGTGGACTGATAGTAATACGCCTATTCAGTTGCCATTAAAAATTCAAGTAACTCAACTAGAACAATAATATGGATAAGGATACTAAAATTAAACAACTTGAAAATGAAATATCAACGCTTAGGCGAGAGTTTGAGAAATTCAAGAAAGATTTAAACACTGAAATAGTTAACCAGCAAAATACCTCTAGAGAAACTTTCAGAAGTGATAAAGGGGAAGTTATTTTAAAGAAAAACTTTAACCTAAAATCTCGTAAGTCCCTTAGACCTGAATTTGACAATGTTGTAAGTATGTTCTTTAATGAAAAAGAAGCTGGAAAACAGAATGTTATTCAAATTGGTCACGATGGAGGTAATGAAAAACGACTTACGTCAGGTATAGCATCAGTAGTATCAAGTTACGATAATTCAGATGCCTCGTATATTGTTTACATTGATGATGTAGATGAAGACGGAAACAGAATAGAAATTAACGAAAATAAAGACGTAAAGCTTTTAATACAAAAAAAAGGGGCTACCCAAGAGCTTGTAGGCTTGGTATCAAGAGATTATGGATTTACAGGAATTGGAAACGAAAACAACAACGCCCCATGGTTTACAATTTACACTAATCAAAACAACATTATTCTTGACTTTCTAGATGGTAAATCTTTAAAGGTAAATAAATATGACAGTTCACTCAATCCTACTGAATACACTGGTGCAAATCATACAGGTAAATTAGCCTCAATTGAGGTAGTAAATGGAATTGTAACAGAAGTCACTGCTGGTTCTGGTATAACTTATGAGGGTAATATCAGTGAAATCACTGTAGTAGATGGTATTGTAACAAGTGTCACACCTTAAGTTTAATATGGTATAATAAATATATGGATGAAAAACTAATCAACACAAATGAAGAAGCAAACAAGGCAAAAGAGACAGCGATATCACCAGACGTTGCTTTTTCTAACCAACAGCCAATTAAACTTCCAAACAAACCAAAACAAAATGCTACTCTTTCATTTGAGCCATTTATAGCTTCGGCACAACAAAACATTGACCAAGCTACTAAAACTCGCGATGAGGGGATGACTAACCTTAAGGAAATATCAGACTTGCTCGGGAATCAAGGTAATAGACAAATTCAGATGGAAGAGCAATCAGGAGTTAAAACATTGCGTGAAGATGTAACACGACTTGATAGTCTTATATCATCAAAGACTCAACAGTATCGTACTGAAATGCAAAACCTAGAAGGGCAAAACATTGCATCAAGTTTTATTACTGGTCAACAAAATCGACTTAATGTATTAGCTACACGAGAACTTGCTAACTTATCAATCATTCGTGATAGTCAATCAGGGAGACTTGAAGACGCTCAGGCGTGGGTAAAAGCTAAGGTAGACGCTGAGACATCTCAACTAAAATCAAAGCTTGAATTTCAACAGTTTGTATATCAAGAGAACAAAGAAATCTTGAACAAAGAACAGGATAAGAAGTTTAGTCTACAAATCAAACAGACTGAACAAGCTTATGCAGATGAGAAGGAAAAGCAAGAAAAGATTCAAAACATGTCATTGACTGCTGCACAATATGGAGCTTCACCAGAGGCACTTGACCAAATAAGTGGAGCTACGAATTTTGAAGACGCTTTGAATAAAGCAGGAAAATACCTTGGTGCAGAATTTAGGCTTAAGGTAGATATGCAAGAGTTTAATAAACGTATGGCTCAAGCAAGTCTCTCGTTACAAAGAGAACAATTCAACTTCCAAAGAAGTCAAGCCTCCTCAGCAAGTGCAGAAAAGAAACAAGCAGAAGCGGCAGAAATGGCAAGAATGGAAAAATTACTTGTAGATGGTTCTAAAGATACTATCCAAAAAGTAAACAATATTTTAGGAAACCAAAGAGGAATCAATACTGCATCTGGAGTTACTGGTGCCCAAAGAGGGTTCCTTGGTTCATTATTGGGTCAAGTAGGTAAACAAGCGTCACTTGGACTTGCGGGTGGTGTTTCACTTATAGGTTCTAATCCATTTAAAGATGTAGCAGCACAAAGAGAGGTAACTGCAAAAGTAGCTCAAGTTCTTGATGAAGGGTGGGTGAAAACTGTAGCAGAAGCAAAAGCAAATGGTGTAGCTCTTGCAGGTATGTCAGATGCAGAAGGAACGAGAATGTCAAACGCATACTCTGCGTTATCAAACGTAGCTAAAAGAAATGAAAGCGGACAGATTATTTATTTTAATGCTTCACCAGACTTTGTTGCTAGTGAATTAAAGGCTATTCAGGATACCGCAAATGAAGTAGTTAACCGAAGAGCAAATGAGTTATTTGAGACATCTGAAACTATCCTTAGTGGAGGTAATAATATGTCAAATCCTCTCAGCAACGCATTAACAGAAACAGGTATAGGATTCTAAATATATGATTTACACTAAAGAACAAATAAAAGTACTATATAAACAAGCAGAAGAAAAAGGAATCGACGCAGATTCTTTCTATCGAGCTTTATATAGTAGAGGTTCAGAAATTGCTGGAATTGATAATAATAAAATAAAAAAAGCAGTAGGACTTATCCCTGAACAATCAGAAACGCAGATGGGAAGACTTGGCGAAACTATTGCTGATATTCCGCAAGATATTGCAAAGACAGGAAGAAATATAAAAGCTTCTTTTCAGCAAGGTATGGATAGAGTAAATGAAGCTCAACAAAAGACAATAGAAGGAGAACAATCAATTGCTTCTGGTACATTTCAGACTATTGGGGAAGGGCTAAAAACAGGAGCTAGAATAGTTGGAGACCTATTTCTAGGTGCAGCGTCAACTCTTACAACACCTGAAGACGAACAGATGGTACAAGATAAGCTGGTACAGGGAGTACAATCACTTGGTGCTAGTGACGTAGGACAAGGAATCTCAGAATTAGCAACTAAATACAATGCGTTTAAACAAAGTAATCCTGAAATCGCAGCTAACTTAGAAGCTTCACTTGGATTTGCAGAAGCTATACTTGAGGTTACGGGTGCTGGAGCTGGATTAAAAGGTGCTAAAAAAGGACTTTCAGCAGTTGGCGAAGGAGTGGAAGATGTAGCAACTCAAATAGGTAAAACAGCAAGTGATATGAAATTACCTAAAATGGAAAATTTCTCGTTAGGTAAAAAAGTTGACGTCCCTGAAAATATTACAAATAAAGAAGTATTTTCTGAAGCTGTTAAACGAGGTTTTGAACCAGAACAAGCAAGGGTATTCTCAGAGATTAAGGATATAGACAAGCCAGTTGCAAAAGAAATGTTCCAACTTGCAGAAGATATAAGTACAGGTAAGGCGTCAGTTGGTGACATACGACCGATAGACATTGTAGGAAAAAAACTACAAGACGATTTTAAAGAAGTTACTAATATCCAAAAAGAAATAGGTAAAGGAGTTGACGATGTAGCAAAAACGCTTAAAGGTCAAGTTATTGATACTACGCAATTGACACAGAAAGTAGATGACACTCTTGGAGAGTTTAATATTAAACTAACTCCTGATGAATCAGGAAAAACGAAAATTGATTTTTCAGAATCAGACTTTGCGTTATCAGAACAAGCACAAAAAGAGATTGCAAAAGCAGTGAACTTTATTTCTTCAGGAAAGAAAGATGCTTACGCTGTTCATAGAATCAAAAAAACTCTTGACACATTGATTCAAGGTTCAAAAATTGGAGAAGGGTTACAGGGTCAAGCGAAATCACTAGTTCAAAAACTACGAAGAGACGCTGATGATTTTCTTGATTCAAACTTCCCTGAATACAATAATGTAAATACAGAATTTAAGGATGCAATTGGTGTTGTAGAAAACTTTAAAAATTCATTTAAGGGAAATACAAAAGAATCATTTGCTCAGGCGTTAAGACGAGTATATTCAAACTCAGAAAAACGAGGTGAACTTAAAAACGCTGTTAATGACTTACAAAAGTATTTAGTTTCAAAAGGTAAAACAGAAAGACCAGATGTATACAACCTTACAGAAATCGCAGAACGTATAGAAGATGTGTATGGGACACAAGCTATCACTGGATTAAAAGGACAAGCAGAAAGGGCGTTGCGTGGAACTAAGGCTCTAGCTGAAGGATTACGAAACCCAATCAATGGTATAGGTTCAATTGCTGGGGATGTTGTTGAGCGTGTAGCAAAACAAAGACCAGAAGACAGACTTGAATTTATAAGAAATGTATTAAATACCAATGGAAGTCAAGCTAAACAAATAGAAAATGAAGTACTGAAATCTGTACCTAAAAAGAAAATGACAGCTGCACAGAAATCAGGGGGATATATCAAAAATCCTCTTTTCAAAGAATCTGATGATGCTCTTGTAAAAGAAGCTAAGAAATATAAGAGTGCAGATGAGTTTGTAAAGAATAAAATATCATACAGAGGTGATTCAAAAGACACTGTTGTAACAAGTAATAACATTGCTAGTGGTCAGTTTGGAAAAGGTTTATATCTTTCACCAAATAGAAGTGGAGCTGAATACTTTTCTAAACAAAAAAGGATTTATGATGAATTTGGAGATTATACTGGAATGACTCAAGCTGATGAAGCGGGTAAGGTAACAGCATTTGATACATCTAATGTAAAATTATTTGATGTATATAACAAAAAAACAAAATATTCCGGAAAAGATGAATATTTTGATATAATTGATAAAGTAAGAAGCAAATCAAAAAAATCTATTTCACAAGCAGATGCTATACGTAAATTCGAAGATAAAATCAAAAAAGATGGTTACGATGGAATTGTTTTATCTGATAGAGGTGAGATTGTTATTTTTCCCGAAAGTGTTTCTAAGGTATCTATTGTTGATGAATATAAACATAAATCACAACTAGAAGAAATTTGGAAAAAATCAAATAAATAACATTCAGTTAAGGTGTACGATTATTTCGTACATCTCATACTGCATATTATGTGGTATAATATATAATATGGATAACCTATTAAACGCAATTTTAATAAAAAGACTAAATGAACAGGATAAAAAGATTTCTGATTCATTTAAAGACATAAAAGAAGTAGTCGAAACTATTGTAAACAAACATTATGACTCACTTGATGTAGATTTTTCTATTAAAAAAATACTTGGTGAAATTAATGAACGTTATAACACCACAATAGACTTACTTAGTCAAGAAATAGCAGAAGAGTTCAGAGAAGCAATTCAGGAGCTTAAAGATAGTAACCAAGATACTCTTGACAAATCTATAAATGATTACATAACTAAATCAGAAAAGAAAATATCAAAGTTAAAACCAAAAGACGGTAAAGACTATATCATTACAGAAAAAGACTATAAAAAGATTGCCGAACTTGTTGAGTTAAACGAGATAGAATACGAGATACCTGAAAAACCTACGCCAGATGAAATTCGAGACATGCTTGAACTCTTGCAAGGAGATGATAGACTTGACATATCTGCAATTAAAGGGTTTGATGAAATACTAGAACAAATTAAAAAAGCGGATAAGAATATTATTGTAGGTGGATATCGTGGAGTACAAGAAGCACCAACTGATAGTAAAACTTATGGACGACAAAATGGCGAGTGGGTAGAGATAACTGGTGGCAGAATGGAAACTGCTATACCTACAACACAAGATGACCTTTATGAAAACTTAATACCTAACAACTTACTTATTCCAAACCAATGGTATCTAGTAACAGACTTTAGAGGAAACTATAAAATATCAAACGCTCCTACATCAACTGATGAATACCATGCAGGATTAAATGCACTTACCTATGATTCATCTGGTACACCTATACAGCTTTATT